AGATAATGACAGAGGTTAAGCAAATTGTAAAAAGCTATAAACCTAAAGCAAAAGTTACAGCATCAATTAGAGATTATTGTGAGTTAACTATTAAAATAAAATGTGATGAATTAAGCAAAGAACAAGATGATTTTTTAAAATTAGACGAGAAAAGCAGACTTGATAATCAAAATTATTCATTCCCATATTCAAATAAAGTTAAAACTTTAACATTTTATAAAAAAATAGAAAAAATTATTTGCAAAACAGGAAATTATTATGATAAAACTGATGTTTACTCAGATTATTGTAATAAAGCATTCTATTATGATGTTATTGTTTTACCAGCCTAATGAGTGCATTTAAGCACTTATTATAGTTTTATAATAAGTAAAAAAAATCTGTTGATTAAATAAATTTTTATTCTTAAAATATTAAGCACAATATAAGTATATATATAATATAATTATATATATTTAAATTAAAGGATTAGAAATGGACGTATTTAGACATAAATTATCAGGTGGACTTTTAGGCACAAAAAATGGACTTATTGTAGAAAAAAAGAAAAATGGGAAAAGCATAGCATTATGTTATCGTTTAACTGAAGATTTAAAAGTAAAAAAAAGCAATACAAAAAGACAATATTTTAGAATAAAATTTGATAGATTTTTTAGAAGTTATGATATAGAAAAAGCATTATGTCAGATAGAAAATTTAATACCAATAGATAAAAAACAAAGGAGCAAATAATGATTGAAGCCTTAGACGTTTCTATACAAACTTATGTTTTATTTACAATTTTATTTTTATTGTTTATTTTTATACCTCAGGTACATCGCGAGGACAATAGTTTTATTTTCGCTATATTTAAATTTTATTTTGGGATAATTCCAGTTATGTTTGCTTGTGCTGGAGTTTTTGGTTTTTTTGTCGGGCCTATTTGTGCTTTGGCTGGAATTTTTAAAGCTAAGTTGGCATGGGTTACATATTTGTACTTACATTGTTTTTGTTTATACTTATTTGTAAGAATTTGTGAAATAAAAAACTGGAATTATCAAGAATGGTAATATTTAAATAAAGGATTAAAAGATGAATAATTTTTTTGAAATAGTATTAAAAAAAGTTAAAACAAAAGTTTTAATTAGAGTTTTTTTATTTACAATGTTTTTATTTATAGTTTTATTTTTTACAAATTGTCAAAGTCAAGATAATATTATTTATGCAATAGAAGATAACAAAACAAATATTATTTTTATAGAAAATAACAAAACAAATATTATTATTGAAGATAATAATACAAATTGTTGTTTTAAAGAATGTTTTATTAATTAATTGACTTTTAAATAAATTTATGGTATATTAGAATGAATTTTTAATATAAGGTGATTAATGCAAAAAACTGCAGAAGATATATTAGCTGAATCTTTAGGAATAACACCATACCAAAACGCTTTAAATAATTTTAAAATATGGTATGAAGCTATGCAATCTTTAAGCACTTCAAAATCATATAAAATTAACAGTGGTGCTGGTGCAGGTAGAGAATTAACAAGACAAGATTTTAATACAGTTCAAGATAATTATAATTTTTGGAAGAGAGAAGTAGAAAGATTATCTGATAATTTAGATAGTCAGGCACCTAAATTTTATGAAGTTAAAACAGTAGATAATAAATATTATGTTTAATATTTTAAAAGATAGATTTAAAAATATTTTTAGAAATAATAATTATATTGATGATGATTATGATATAACAAGTCACGACAATAATTTTTCAATTGGAAGCAATACAACAACAGAGGAAGATATAAGAAACTTAGAGCAAGCTAGAGACACTTCGCGACTATATGCCAAGAATAACGGATTCGTAAAAGGTTTATTAAGAGCGTCTAGAGACAATGTTATTGGAACAGGTTTAAAAGCTAAAAGTAACTTATCAAGAAAACATTTTAAAAATTTAACAGAATCACAATTAAAAAACATAGAAGACAATATAAACAATTATTTTAACAAATGGGCTTTATCAAAAAACAGTGATATAACACAAAACAATAATTTTTATTTACAACAAAGATTAGCTTATTTTACTTACAAAAGGGATGGAGATGTATTCGCTACATTACCACTTTTAAGAAATGAAATCAATTTAAGATTAATACCGCCTGAATATTTAACATATGATAGTGTTGATGGTTTTATTCAGGGAATAAGGACAAATCAGTACGGACGACCTGTAGAGTATGCTATAAATAAAAGTGAAGATGGCTTAGATGATTTTATAATACTAAGAAATTCAATTAATAAACAAAATGTTTTACATTTATTTGATAACGAAAGAATAAATTCTTTAAGAGGTATGCCTTTTACAACTGAAATAATAAGAGACTGTGTTTATATTGATGAGTATATGAAATCAGAACTTCAAGCCTCACAAATAGCATCAAAATTTATTGGTACAATTAAAACAAAGTCAAATGGAAATATTTTTGAAGCTAAAAAAACAAATTTATTAAAAAATAATTTAGGAAACACAGAAGCAAATCTTAAAAAACAAGATAGAACATTTAAGCATAATACAATAACACAACTTAAACCTGATGAGGAACTTGAGATTATTAATAAAGGCCGTGATAATCCTAATTTTGATAAAATTGTAAATACTTCACTACAAAAAGTATCTTCTTGTACTAGAATACCCATAGAGATAATATTAACAGTCTTTACTTCATCATATAGTGCATCTCGTGCGTCTATGTTATTGTTAGAAAAATTTATTAAACCTGAACGGGAAATATTTAACACTAAATTTAATAATCCAATTAGAAATCAAGTTATAGAATGGGGTGTACTTAAAGGTGACTTAAATATACCTGATTTTTTTAACAATAAAGATGAGTATTTGAATTGTGAATGGTTAGGTGATGCCCAAGGAAGCGTTGATCCTGTAAAAGATGCTAAAGCTAAAGTTACATTAATAGATAACAATTTAACAACCCGCGAAAAAGCTACTAGAGACTTAGGAAACGGTGATTTTGAAGCAAACGCAAAACAATTAGAAAAAGAAAGAGACATATTAAAACAAAATAATCTAATTTTTGATGAGGTACAAGATGATAATTAAAATAGATGATGAAATTGGTTCGTGGGGTTTAAGTTCAAAAGAATTTAAAGCACAAATACAAAACGCAAAAGAAGATATAATTTTAGAATTAAACACTGCTGGTGGTTCTGTATATGATGGATTGGAAATACATAACACTATTAAGAATTATACAAGAGGTAAAGTAACTGCTCGTTTAGGTGCTTTATGTGCATCTATTGGTACAGTAATTGCTTTAGGTTGTGATGAAGTAGAAGCACACGAAAATACTACATTTATGATACATAACGCTTTAACTGCGTCTTATGGAAATCATAACGACTTAAGAAAAGATGCCGACATTTTAGAGGGTTTAAGCAATATAATAGGTAATATATATGTAAACAAAACAAATAAAAGCATAAAAGATATTAAAAAATTAATGAATGATGAGAGTTATTTTTTTGGTAATGAAATATTAGAAAATAATTTTATTGATAGAATAATATCAAAAGAAGATGAAAAAAAAGAATATGACAAAGACAATTTAATAGCATATTCTAAAACAAAAATACAAAATTGTATAAAAAATATAAAAGAAAACAATGAGGTAACTAATGATAAATTAGTTGCTATCTTAAAAAAAGGAGATTTTGAATCTAAAATTTTTAACGATGCAAAAATTAAAAAAGGAGACAATATGTCACAAGAAAAAGTTGAGATAGTAAACACTGACAAAATTGTAAAAGATGAAGTTAGTAAAGCTATATCACAAGACAGAGAAAGAATAGCTAAAATACAAGTTTTAGAATGTGAAAATTCTTTAAAAATTGAAGCTATTAAAAGCGGTGTAAGTGCAGAGTCACTTGCTTATAACTTAATGATTGAAAATCAAAAAAAAGAAGCTTTAAAAGTTGAAGCTATAAAAAAAGATTATCTAGAATCAGAAAAAGAAGATATAAGAATAGAAAATGTTGTTAATGAATCTTCTAAAGAAGAGAAAGAAGATCAAGAAATATTTAATTACATAAATAGTAAGGAGAAATAGAAAATGTCAAGCAGAAATATTGAGTATCACAATTTAGTATCAAATATAACAGATACAGTGTCTGTAACATTAAAACAAAGCGTTACACCATACACAGCTGGTATGATAGTTGTTAATCAAGATGATGATAAATATCATAATGATTTAATTGTTTTGTCAGGAGCACCTGCAAGTACACCACATGTTAGCTATGATGCACAAAATGTGTATGTATTAGTTGAAGATGTAGACGCTTCAGCAGGAGATGTTGTCGCAGTAGCTTATTCTGGAACATTTAACAGAAGTAAAGTAACTTTTAAATCACCGCAAACAGAAGCAAACGTAAAAGGAATTTTACAAGCTAAAAATATTATATTAAAAGATTGGGGAGTATAAAAATGAGTAATATAACGAATTCAATTTTGTTAGATGGAAAGAAATTTTTTGGAACTTCATTAGAAAAAATTCAACCAAAAACAAAATTTTTTACAAGTTTATTTAAAGACAAGCAAGTTATAGAAGATGAAATTATACAACTAGGTAGAAGAGTTGTTAAAAATAAAATAGTAAGCTATGTTAATCCTGATATAGAAGCTAAAAGTAGTAGCGTTGAAGGTTTTACAACAGATTTATTTAAACTACCAACTATAAAAGATATGAAGCATATAACAAGACAAATGTTAATGTTGAGAGGTTTTGGATATCATAATTATGACTCTAGTGTGTCAAGCAAAAAGAAATTAGTTGATATGATAAATGATATACAAAAAAAGCAAATAGACTTATTTGATACAAAAGTAGAAAATGGTGCAATTGATGCTTATTTTAACGGTAAGCTTAGCGTTATAGGTGAAGGTGAGAACAGAGAATTATTATTTAATAGAGATAGTAGCTTATCACCTGTACTAACAGGAAACGCAGTCTGGGGTGGTTCAACAGCTAATATTTCTAACAATTTTTCTTCTTGGATTACTTTATTGAATAATCAAGGTTCAAATCCTACGCACATGATAGCTAGATCTGAAATCATTGATTTAATGTTTGAAGATACAGCAGTAAAAGAAGAGATAAAAACTGATTCAGGTTTTAATTTTGGTTATGGTGACTACAATTATTTTGGTGATGGTGTTACTTTTAGAGGAATCTATAAAAATATAATTTTATTGGCATATTCAGGTGTATATACTGATGAGTCTGGAAGCACTCAACAAGCAGTGCCAACAAACAAAATAGTACTTTTAGATGAAAACAACGCTAACCAAGAATATTTTGGAAATAATAAGCAAGAAATGTTTTTAACTGATGGTGACTTTAAAAAGACAAATAGAAATTTTTATTCTTATTTTGACAGAACTAGTACATTCCAACTTGGGTTAGGTGCTTTCCAAACAAGAGCATGTATAATGAATGATGCTAACAGTTCGTTAGTAGCGACAGTTTTATAATGTTTAAATTAAAAACTTACAAAGTGCTTAATTGCACTCTGTATGGAGATAACAATAAAATTTTTAAAAATAATGATATTTTTGTGTTAGATAAAGATATTAAAATTTTAGATACACAATTAGAATCTTTAATAAAAGATAAAAAAATTGTTTATATAAAAAATAAAAATGATACAGAAGATAATTTAATTTTAAAAAATTTAACTATTGAAAACGTTATTAAAAATGAAAATAAAATAAAAAAGAAAAAATAATGGATTTTAAACAACAACTACAAAATGATTTTAATGTTATGTTAGATAGCAATTATTTTGGAGTTAGTTGTTTAAATACACGTACAAATTTAAGTTTTGATGTTATCTTTAATGATATCTATACTAGTATTAGTGATGAAGGCCTGCCTATAACTGAAAATATACCCATTATAAATACTAAAGATACAAACGATATAAAACAAAATGATGTTTTAACAATAGATAATAAAGATTATATTGTTTTTGAAGTTCAGGGTGACGGTATATCTGGACTTGATGTAAGACTGAAATATGCTTAAAAAAACAGCTATAAGACAAGCTATTGTTAAACTTTTAAAAGATAATATACCTATTTTGGAAAATAGAGTCTATGGTGGACGTGTTTTACCTTACTCTAAAGACGAGTTATACCCTTTTATAACAGTTTATAACAAAACAGATGATGTAGAAGAGTATTACACAGACCACACTTTAAGAAATAGTGATATAAATATAGTAATTGTTAATGTTCACAATGCAAACAATGATTTATTAAATTATGATTTTGATAAATCAATAGAAGATATACAATTGTTAGTAGAAAGTGTATTTGATAGAATATTAAGTATATCTAATTTAGAAAACGACCCTTTTAATCTAGTTGATGAAATTATTTATGTATCAAGTACTACAAGCGATAATGTAGAATCTGGAAATAATATAGGACAAGCTATTTTAACATATAATGTTAAATACAAGGTAGAAAATTCATTAAAAGTATCATCATTAGTTGACTTAGATATAGAAGCAACTAAACAAAATTTAGATATAATACAATTAAGACCTTTGCAAGGATAAAATATGGTACATATAATACCAAAAAAAGATAAAATAGTAATTAATCCAATAACAAATAAAAAATTAACAAAAAAGGGAACATTTGTTAACTTAACTACTTATTGGAAAAATAGACTATTAGACAATGATATAGAAATAGTAAAAAATAAAAAGGAGAAATAATGTCAATTAATTTTAATGAAATATTTGATTTAAATATTCCATTTATAAGTGCTGAAATTTCTAAACAAGTTAGTACTACACAAACAGTTAAACAACCTTTCAAGGCTTTAATAGTAGGACAAAAGACTACCTTAGGAACAGCTACACAAAACACCGTTTTAGATATTTTTTCAGTTAATGAAGCAAAATCAAAATTTGGAAAAAATAGTATGTTATCACATGCAGTTAAAAGCTATTTTGATAACAACAAAAGCGTTGAATTAAAAGTAATTTGTCTTGATGATTTAGTTTCAGGTACAGCGTCTACAGCCACAATAACCCTATCTGGAACAGCTACAAGTTCAGGAACGCTTAATATTTACATTGATGGTAAATCATATAAAACGGTTGTAAGTTCAGGAGACACAGCGTCTACAATAGCTACAGCGTTAAATACAACTATAAATAATGATGATGAGGCGTTAGTAACTTCTAATGTAAATAGTGCGGTTGTAACACTTACAGCTACACATAAAGGAACATTTGGAAATACTATTAAAATAATAGAAAATTATAATACCGATGAAGTTACACCTTCAGGAATAACAGCGTCTATAGTTGATATGAGCGGTGGTGCAGGTAATCCTGATTTGTCTACATTTGTGATATCACACTTAGAAGAGAATCAATACAACTTAATAACTCATCCATATACAGACAATACAACATTAAACACAATATCAACAGCTTTAACAGATAATTTTAAAGCAACTGAAATGTTAGATAGTTTTTGTGTGGTTGGTTTTGAAGATACAGTATCTAATATGACTACAAAAAGTGATGCTATAAACTCACCTTTTATAACAATTTTAGACACTAAAAATATGTTTAAGAATAATTTAAGTGTATCAGCTGGTGTTATTGGTTATATTGGAGATATAGCACAAAGTAGTCCTGCGTCTGGATATTTAGGTAAAGAGTTAGTTAATGTTTTATCATTACCACAAAGAATAAGAACAGAAAGAAATGTATTGGCAGGTGCTGGAATATCAACATTTACAACACAATCATCTAAAGTAATCAATGAAAAAACGGTAACAACTTATGTTAAAAATAGTTTAGGAATTGAAGATAAGGCGTTTAGTGAATTAAGAGTATTATTAACTTTATCATATGTTAGATATAACTTTATAGTTAATATATCACAATTTCAGAATTTTAAATTAGGAAATGATGGAGATATTTTTGGTGAAGGTACAAACGTAATAACACCTAAAATTTATAAAGATAATTTAATTTTAATATATGAAGCTTTAGTAAAAGATGCTATATGTGAAGATTTACAAAATTTTGAAGAGACTATTATAGCAACTAAAAATAATAACAGAATAGACGCAAGTGTAAATATTAATATAATTAATGTTTTAGAACAACAAGCTTTAAAAATCAACTTTAAGGTATAATGATGGCAAACACAATTGGAATACAAAATATAAAAATAGATAATGTAAGTTATTCTATTAAAGCTGGTACAGTTTCTTATACTGTATCAGGTTCAGAAAAAACAGCAATAGTTAGTTATGATGGTACTATTTCTAATTTTACAGAAGAGAAAAAAGCAGGAATGATTAAATTAGATGTTACTTTAAAAAATGCTAAAGATATCAATACTTTAAGAAATCTTGACAATAAAAATATTATTATTGAATTAGTTAATGATATCACTGTATTAGGTTCAAATATGGTTCAAATAGCATCTTCAGAAGTAAATATCAACGATGGCGTGGAGTCCTTTGAATTTCACGGAAACGTAAGAATAAAATAAGTATAATAAATAAAAAAAGGATTAAAAATGATTAAGTATGAATTAAAAAAAGTTATAAAAACAGATAATAAAGAAATAACAGAACTAAATATAAAAGATATAGATGATATAACATATTTAGGAATTATGAACACATTAGATGTTAATGGTAATATAAATCAAGCAGATACAATAGCTTATTTATGTGACCTAAGCACGGCAGAAGTAAACCAAATATCTCTTGTTGATGGTGTTTTTATTTCTAAACATGTTCAATTTTTACTGTCTCTTTTGGAGGATGACTTAAAAAAGTAATGTTAAGTTCACCTATTTATTTAAAAATAATTTTTATTAATTATTTGAAAATGGGTGGGCTAATATTTAAAGTTTTT